TCTTTCCTTCTTCGTTTGGTTGCTTGTTTGCATTCACCCAAATCTTATAAAACATATTCAATCCATTTGGAGTGGATGTTATAATAACCTTTGTTGTTTTTCCACTTGTAATAGTAGGATACACAGAGGAGAAGAATTCTTCTGCTACATTTTGCGGAACATAAGCAAATTCATCAAGAAGAATACAATTAAAACTTCCTCCTCGAATAGCACTAGAAGAAGTAGAACTTGCTAAAACTTTAGATCCATTCTCCAAAACAATTGATCCTTTATTCCATTCAAGCACTCCTTGTTGCAGCCAAAGAGGAAGAAACTCATATGCCATCTTCAATCTACCAAGCAATTCTCGTGCAGTAGTAAGTTTATTTGCCAAGAGAGCAACACTCATGCTTTGATTGAATAAGATATAATGAAGAAGATAAGAAGTAACCGTGGTACTTTTTCCACTTTGGCGTGGCATTTTTGAAATAACAAATCTGTTTTTATGACACAGTTCAACCATTTCTTCTTGAAACTCGTACATAGAAAAAGGAACTGTTCCTTTATCCAATGAGATAATTTTTACATAGTTCTTGATAAAGTAAACAGGATCTGCGGCGCATCGAACATACTCTTCGACCTGCTTCTCGGAGAAATTTATATTTACTCCTGCCGCCTTTAGGTTAGAATTTCCAAGATATCTATCACTCTTACTACTCATTTTCTTGCATACTTTCTAATATATCTGGTCTATTCGAATAAGCATTAGAAGAAGCACGAGCAGTGTTAATAATATCTTGTAATTCTTTTGTTGATCCCACATAGATGGAATTTGTTGTATTAGAAACATTATTCGTAATAACTTCTTGCTTTCTAATCTTCTTCACCTTGTCGTGTAAATCTAAAACTTCTCTGTTTGCTTCTGATAAAGTTTTAATCATCATTGCAACTACTTCATATGCTCTTGGAGAATCTCCTTCTAGAGCAACAGCAAGAACACCATCTAATGCTCCTTTTCCTACATCAACAAGTTCTCGTAGGTTCTTACGAACAGTTTCGTAATCCGCACTTAAATCTTTTTCTAGTCGTTCATCTTCGAGTGGTTTTCTGTCTATAGGAACAACAATTGCATGTACAGGAGCAGAACTCTCTACGGAAGGAATTCCTAATGCGGATGATATAGGATCAATGTCACTCATAATAAATTTCTAAATTACGCCACCCAACCTGTACTTCCTGTAATAATTCCTCCAAGGAATTCCTTATATGTAGTCGTCGAAGAATAATTGGTAATAGGAGAATTTGCACCACATGCTCCAGTTATTCCTGTGGTTATTAAAACATAATCAGCAGTAAATCCAAAAGTATTTCCAGGAACCCAATCCTCATATGCATCTAAATTATTTACACTTGCAAGAACCTTTTTAATCTGTCCGTAATGTTTTACATCACCAAACACATATGTCTTCATTGTGAAATTAAGAGTAAAAGTAATTATTCGACGAGAATCCATGTCTCCTTCATATTGATCTTCTGAAGCAACATTATTTAAATACACAGGAACATCAATCTTATCATTGAGACCACCAAAATTAATAGTAACGACAAATTCAGGAGCAAAATAAGGAAGTATTTGTTCTACAATTCGCAATCCATCTTCCATATTACGAACAGAAATATAAAGTGCAAAGTCAATATTATAAGGAACTTCTGCATAGGCAAAATCTACTCCTGATGCAGGAACTCTACTTCTTGTTCTTGAAAGTGAATTTCTTTTTCTAGCGCCGTCATAAACAAATCCTGTGATTTCAAATCCCATTCTTGGAAGAGTTACTTGTACAGGAGAATCTAAATCTGCTGTAAGTCTTGTGAGGTATTTTTCTTTTGCAGAGTATGAAATAGGAACAAGTATTTGCTTTGTTCCACTTGATTCTACTCTATCAATTTTTATTTGATTGAATAAAGAACCAAATGCCACAACCATTTTTCGTATTGATCCGTTATAAAATGTTGTAAACATTAGTATCCAATCTCCTGTAAAAGTATATTTCTAGTATTGTCCTTCACTAAAAGGATCTTTCTCACTAAAATCAAAAATAGAATCTCTATTTGTTTCTAAGTCCAATTCTGCATTATCCTGTGAACTTTGATTTCCTGTTCTTGTATCCGAATCAGATATAGAAGCAATTATGTAACTTGTTCCTGAAGTTTCTCCTCGAATAATACCTCCCACAACAAATTCGCCTGTTTGCGAGAAAACAGAAACAGTAAGTGTTTTACTAGAAAGCGTCCAATCAGTAGATCTTCCATCAGCACTCGGAGCCAATGTTGTGCCAGAATATACTCGTTCTCCAACTGTATAATTTGTTCCTGCTCCAGCAGTCGCTCCAAGTGTAAGAACTTTCAGATAATCAGAAGCAACATCTACGGCATCATCTAGATCTGTTTCTCCTGTATTAACTTCTTCTCCAGAGTAAACATATCGTTGACAACTTAATTGGAAAATAGATTGCAACCCTAATGGATAGAAAGGAAGTTCATCTTCGACGAATTTAATTTCAAAGAGTGCATGCGCAAGATCAAAGTAAATAAGATCTCCTTCTCGTGGTCTTCCAAGAGCACTTATTGTAGGATTGTGAGACATCACTTCTTTAAATCTGCGCTGTGAAACAACAAACACACCAGCATCAGGAACTTCTAATCCAAATCTCGAAATCAAATCTCCTGTACTCGGAGGAGCAGGAGCAAATCCCGAATCTGGACTATCAAAATACATTTCTATTCTGTTTGCATCTGTATATTTCGAAACGCCTTCTCCGAGTAAAGGATCAGAGACAACTACTTCACGAGGAATGTACAAATAATCACGACCATTTATTTTTATTGCTTCAATAGTGAGAGACTCAATGAGTGCTTGCTCACTTGGCACATTTTTTCTAAAATATGGATTTGTCGCCACTAGAAATTATCCTGTAATAAACTCTGGTGGTTCTTGAAATTTAAGTACTGCTTCTTCTTCAAGTTTTGTGATTTCTTCTATTGCTTCTGTGTATAATTTCTCGCCATTAAAAGTCATATTACCCGGCATTGCAATTCCTTGATACTTACTCAAGTTTGCTCCCCATTGTCTTTTAATAAGTGCCTTTGTATATTTCTTTAACCACAAGTCTCCATATATCTCTCCGTAAACGGAAGGATCTAATTCAGAATATCCTTCGATTAAAAGAAAAGCACCTACTCTGAAATCAGTCCAAGCAGTATCAATGAATAATTTATTCTCGTAACGATTAAATCGAATTTGCTTTTGAGGATCAAGAAGTTGTTGAACCATTTCCATGTACTGCATAGTAGAAACATAATTGCTCATACTTATCATTCCAGAACGAACTCCATAGAAATCATTGAGAGCCATTTGATATCGCACATTAAAAATATTATTTGTGCTTTGCATTCCCATACCAGTTTCAAATACTTTAGTTATATACATGAGTCCTGCGTCAATATTATTTGTATTGATATACTCTTGTGTTACATCATTAGAGGTAATTGCATATTTGTAATAGGTTCTTTTTGAACCTCCATAATTTAATTCTGTAAAATATTGAAGTGCTTCGTCTATGCGATCTTCCACCTGCGAATCTTCTACATTTATTTCAATAACAGGAGCTCCAAGTGCTCGTAATGCATAATCTTTTAATTGTTGTCTTGTATTTACGGTTGCCATGAGTCTCCTGTAGAGTAAAATATTGTATTCTATCTATTTAGTAGAATTTGTAATCAGATATCTCTAAAATCCAACATACATAACAAGTGCCTTTAAGGGCGATCCACTTTATTACTCATTTATAGGAATATACACATGATTACACTTAATCTTACTCTTGATCAAATTAACACAGTTCTTGGTGCACTTGGTGCAGCTCCATACATCAAAGTCGCAGATGTTATTGATGCAATTCGATCACAGGCAACTCCACAAGTCGAAGCACAACGATCTATTGCAGATCTAGAATCTGCTGTAGAAGGCCTAGAACCAGTTCCAGCATAAGTATTCAAAATATACAATAAAGAAACACCCTGTTTTGGATAGGGTGTTTTTATTTATTGTTGTGATTCTAATGTAGCAATAATTTCATCGGCATCAAAAACAGTTTTCATATCATATTCTATAGGACACGCATAATTTTCGCCCTGTAAAGGAAATCTATCCAAATATCCTTCAAGAGTACAAGAAGCATTTAAGTTCAATTTGGTTTTGATATTTATATGATCTGCATAACCAAAAACTTCT